GAGCACTTGCGCGCGCTCGCGCCGATGGTCCTCGATGCAGAAGGTGCAGACCCGACCGGCGCGTGGCCGCCGGAACCGAGCTTCTTCGCTCTCGGTATCAACGAAGAGACGGCGCGCCTCCTCGGTATCAGATATCGACAAGACGCCGTGTTGTGGGTCGGCGCAAACGCCATCCCTGAACTATTACTCCTAAGATGACGACGCCGAAACCGCACACGCGCTGACAGAACAAAACGACAGAGAGGACGCCCATGTGCCTCAAGAAGCCATCACCCTCGCCCCACGGCGTGCCCCTCGGAGACCTTGAAGCGGCCCTGATGCAAACCACCCTGAAGCCTTCCCGGGACGGCGACACGCTGGTCGTCGAGCACGAACGCCTTGTTACGCGCGTTGAGGTGTCCGCCCCCGAGATCGCAGAATCTGTCGACGGTAAGATCTCAGCCATCGTCACAATCAAGACCGAACTGCCGGCCGAGTTTTCCAGCTTCTTCACGAAGCCAGCCCTCGTCAGCATGATCAACAGGATGGCCACCTTAGGTGCAGTGACACAGGAAAAAGGCAAACACTTCGTCGGCTCCAGGCTCACGGTCTATGAAGGCGAAGACGCCTGGAGGGTTGAGTTTGGGCTTATCCTGTTCTCGGTAATTGGAGCCACGGATACTATCATCGCCGCGACACGAAAGGTGTTTACCCAGGAGGCCCCGAGGGAGGCCGGGCCGTCGGCATGGACGGAACGCGACTTCGAGATTGCCAAATCCTATCTTTCGCGCGTTTGCGTCTGTACGACGGGCGGCTTGGGTCTTACGGCCGAGTTTGGCATTCGCGCTGGCGAAGTCAGCGCCGCTGCCGGACATCACTATACCGCTCTCTGGCAAATGATCGCAGACCAACCTCACCCTGAAATGGGGGGCGGCCTCTTCTGCCTTTTGAATATGCCGCACGAAATCGCTGACAAGGACAAGCTCGACAAGGTCGTCACCGAGCTGAACCGACTTGAGATGCAAGGAAACGACTTACCGCCCCACTTCGGAGCGTGGTGCCACGGGGTACGTGATACAAACCCGGCGTATGTCAGCTTCCTGCCGAACGCTCTGCATGGCTCCGACGGTATCGCCGTCAACATGTCATTCTGGGCCAAGAGCCGGGCACAAATTGCAGACGCAATGTTGCGCACCATCGGGGTCAGCTGACACAGGTTCCACGAAATGCCGCGTCACGCGGCGAGATCGATCTGTGAGAGCAAGTCGTCGAGGAGGACGTCCAAGGCGGCGCGGTAGCGCGCCGACCGGATGCCGAGATGGCGCAGGACCGGCGGCTCTTCCGCGGCAAAATCCACGGTGAACTTGCCGAGCCGCAATTGCTCGGGCGAATTCTGGTCGCGGGTAAAGCCGACCTTGTAGTCGATGATGTCGCCGTCCGCTTTGAGATCACGCAGGGCGAAACGCATGGTATCGAGCACGTCTTGCACCGTGCCGTAGTCGATGTTGCGCCGACCGAGAAAGCCACGAAGCGTCCGGAGGAACATGAGGTGGATGAAATCGCGCCCGCGCACGATGTGGTAGAATTGCCAAAGCGGGTCTTCGGAGCAGTTGTCGGTGCCGATATAGACAAAGCCCCCGGACGCGATGGCGGTCTCGACGCCCATTTCACCGCGCGCGATGATGCCGGCATTTTGCGAAAGCAGGACCTGCCCCTCCGTCGCCCCATCAGTGAGCGAGAACTCGATCGGACGGTTCGGGCCGACGATGCCCTGCACCGGCTGGTTCGCCCAGGAATGAAAGGGCCGGCCGCCGAATTCGTGATCGCGGCGCACCGCAATGCCGATCACCCGGGGCGAGGCGGGTTTCACGACCGGATTGACCCCGACCTTCACCGCGGTTTCGACCGGGATCAGGCGATGGCTCTGCATTGTCTCGCGCCAGTCGGTATAGGCCTGCTGCGTCGTGGCCGGGCCGTCGAGCACGGCCACGGCAAGCAGCTTTTCAAGCACCGGCGTGAGGGCGGCGCAGACCGGGTTGGCAAGGATTTCGATGGCCGCGGTTGCGGTCGGAAGCTCCTTGTCCGGATCGTCGCCGCCGCCCGAAAACGACACAGTGAGCAATCCGGAGAGATGGGCGCCTGGATGGTCGACGACGAGTGACACCACCTTGCCCGCGGTGGCGCCTTCGCCGAGCACGGCATGGGCATCTGGCAGGATCTTGCCTGGATCGTTGCCGCCGCCTAAAAACACCACGGCCGGGGCCTGCGAGAGGTTTGTCCCTTGGGTGCCGAGCACAAGCGATCCAAGACCCTGATATTGCTGCGACGTCAGGCCCGGCACAGCGATCAGTCGCGGGATCACGCCGAGCACCGGACCCGCCAGCGTGAAAGCCCAGATACCGGTTTTTTGAGCGGACGATCCGATCGCATTGGCGATCGTGGCCCAGATATCGGACCCCTGTTCGATCCGCACGATCACGACCAGTGCCGCGACCTGGAATTCGCCGAGCTGCGCGTTGATGCCCTCGATCGCGTCGGGGAGTGTTCCGGTTAGACCGAGCGCGGTGAGCTTTGCTTTGTCATCGCTGTAGATCGCAACCGGCGTGTTGATCGGAAACACCTCCGCGTTGGCCTGCGGCGCGGTGCCGACTAGACCGACCACGGACATGTCGCTGACGATCGCGGGCCGCGGCTGGTTATCGACCCGCGTGATCGAAATGCCGAACGTAGGAGAGGACATCGAACTGTCTCCGCTGCAAAGACTGAAAAGAAAAGGGCCGCGCGTGGCGGCCCCTCTAGTGTTGATCCTTGGTCTTGTCGCGCTTTAAGTCAGCGCGTCGAAGGCTGCATCGATCTGCGCAAAGGTGTCGATGACGTCATCGTCGATATCTTGGACGACCTCGGCTTCCTTGGCGAAACAGGCCTGGATGTGTGACGCGACGGCGAGCGCTATCGCCTCGATGTCGGCAGAGCCGATGCTCATGAAGGTGCCCGAGGCGGTTTTCCATTGTGCGGTGAAGGCTGCATCGCGTTGAGCCTGCAGATAGGCGCCCTGGATCAATGCCTTAGAGCGATCGTCGGTCGCGACGGTGAGGCCGCCGACCGAGATGCCGGCGATCTCCTTGCGCCAGCGCGCCACTGCTGCATAGGCGCGCAAGGCTGCGGCATCCGGCATGGGCTCGGCATAGGCCTCGATTGTGTAACCGCCGGCTTGCAAGAGCGCACGAACCTCGTTCGACATCGGCGCATCGTCGTCCGGCGCATAGGTGAAGGGAAACGTCTCATCGTCTCGGGTGACGTCCATGTCGATCAGACCGCCCTGCGCATCGGCATAGCGAAGATTGCTAATGCTGATGTTCATGCCGTCCTCACGAAATATCCAGCGCCGCGGGGTTGGCCCACCGTCAACTGGCTGATCTGATGTCCCGACACGTTCATCCAGGTTCCCGGTAAGTTGCCGGCCCCGGTGTCCATTGCAAAGGCGCCACTGCTGCTGTCGTACCCGAACACAGCGCGCCGCAAATTCGAGCCGGCAATGGACGCGCCGTCGTTCACGCCGCCGGAGTTGTTCTTTAAAGCCAGGATCAGGGTGCCGACCGGATAGGATGACGACGGCGGGATCGGCTGATACTTTGCATTCCCCTGCGCCGTGATCGCCTGCGCAGTGCGCAAGGCTGTCATCGCCTTGGCGTTGTCGGCGCCAGCTTCAGCCTCCGCTTGCGACGCCGCCGGCACATCAATCGTACGATCGGCGGAAAGATCGCCGCCGCCCGTTGCAAGGCCCGAGGTTTGGATCTGCCGCGCCGGCGGAACGCCGGCGGGAATGAGTGCGGCCATCGCTTGCGCGACCCGGAGGGGCGTCATCGACTTGGTGTTGTCGATGCCCGTTTCGGCTTCGGCTTGGGAGGCCGCCGGCACGCTGATGGTGCGGTCATCGGAAAGACTGCCGCCGCCAGTTGCAAGGCCAGATGCCGTGATGGTTCGCGTTGCCGGCACCTTGCCGGCCAGTGCATTGGCGATGGTGGTTGCGAAATTAGAATCGTTGCCGAGCGCCGCCGCCAATTCCTGCAGGGTATCGAGCGCGGCCGGCGCGCTGTTCACCAGATCTGCGAGCGCCTGGTTGATCTGCGCCTCGATATTGAGGTCGGCAGTACCGACCGTATCGTCGGCCCGCCGCCAGAACAGCTTGCCGTCGGCTTCGTTGATCGCGATCTGGCCGCTCTCGAGCGACGCCGGGACGGCGCCCGGGGTAGACGAACGCAAAAGCTTGATTCGGGCCGGCATTTAGAATGTCCCGTCGTCGATGATGCCCTGTACGAGATCGTCGACCTGATCCGCAAGCGCCTGAACGGCCTGCACGGACGAGGCGATTTCCGTCTGCATCGTGTCGAATTGCGCCTCGATCTCGCTCATGCGGTTCGTGGTGTCGGCCAGAAAGTTGAGGAACGTCGTATTGATGCGTTCCAGCGCCACCGCGGTAATCTGGTCGACCGCGGTATCGATCTTCTGCCCGTCGAGCTCGCGCGCATGCAGGCGCAAATCGAGTTCCTGGAACCGCACGTTCCAGAATTCCGGGTCGCCGAGATTGTCGCCGCGCTTGATCCGGTAAACGTCGTATCGGATCGACATGTCAATCGAGCGCTTCGACTTGCGTGATGGCGTCCTTAATGGCTAAGGCGATCTTGCCTTTTACCATATGAGTGTCGAAAGGCCGAAGGCGCACGCCGTTGTATTGCACCGTCCGGCTGAGACGAATGCGATAGGGCCTCTCCGGCTCGAACATAGGCTTCTGCTTCTTGGCGGTCCTGCTCATGGCTGATCCCTCAGAGCGCCCAATGAATGCGCTCGGCGGCATGGAACATCGATGCCGGTGAATTGGTCGCCGCGTCGATCACGACGGTGAAGCCGGAAACAGTGGCGCCGAGCTGGAAGTTGAAGGTGCGCTCGATCCGCCCGTCGGCGGCGCTCACCACCCGATCGGTCACCACATCCGGCGTTTCGTCAGCGCCGCCGATGCGGAGCCGGCAGGTGCAATCATGCGGGGTGTCGTCGAAATATTCGAGCAGCAGCCGCACGAAGATGTTGTTCGATGCCGCCGCAAGCGTAATGGGCGTGGACACGTGCCGGAACGACGTCTTGGGCCGCGAAACCGAAAGGCGCGATCCGCCGAGCATCAGGCCGGGTTGCATGTCGCGCGTGCCGATGAAGCGAGCCCGGAACTGCACCAGGGGCGGCGCCCCGTTGAGCGCCGGCGGACTGCCGGGGGCAAGCGGCACCCAATCCCCGCCCGGCGCCTTGATCTCGTAGATGAGCTCGGTCGATTCCGGAGCGATGGTGCCGGCCAGGATATCGATCGCCCGCATCCCGCCGTCGAGGTTGATGGGTTTCAGTTCGATTGCGACCTGCGGCGCATTGAACCGCGCACCCCAAAGCTCGATCATCAGGTCCTTGGTGAGATCGCCGTAATAATAGGCGCCGTCGGTCGAGTAGAAGAAGGTGCCATCAGTATAGCTCTGTCCATACGCCATCCCGACCCGGTGCGCGGCATTCGATGTCAGGACCAGCGCATAGCGCCCGCCGGCGCGCAGGAAAGTCGGCGTTACCTGGACGCGGTTCCAGGCATTCTGAAACAGCGCCATATGCGGGACCGAGATGTGCAGAATCGCCTTTGACAGATCGGGTACGCCGTTTGTGGTTTCACACAAAGTTAGATGGACGGCTTCATCCGCGCCCTTCGCGGTCAGGTAAAAGCCGAGCTTGGTCAACCACATGTCGTTTGAGACCAGGAAGCTCTGGGCGACCTGAGCGCCTGCGATCTGATGCTCGATGACGATATGGTCCCAATAGGTCTCGTCCCAGGCGTCGATGAACATCTCAACCAGGCGAGTTTTCTTGTGCTTGCGCACCTTGTCGGGGTCGAGCACGAGGAAGCTTTCGCCGTCCTTCTTGAAGATCCGGGTCGCCGGATCGTATTCGCCCGAAAGCCACCATTGCTTGCTGCTCGACACCTTGAATTGCGCGCCATAGCGGATGCGCTGCCGCGAAATCGTGCGCTGCACGATATCGTGGGTCTGGAAGCCGTATTGGGCGATCCCGAGATCCGAATGCATAGGACCGACTTGCAACTTGAGCACGTCGGTATAGGCCGGAAGGAGGAGCCCGTTGCTCAGCCGCGCATTCGGGTCGTTCGCCGAGAACACGTCCATCTCGGCCGCGCTCTCATTGGCCGGGGCAAAGCGCAGGCCTTCCTCGATCCTGGCGTCGTAGCCGAGACTTTGCGCATTCTGCGCGTCACTCTCCTCGTCATCGAGAAATCGGTCGGCGCCATAGGCAGAGGCATCGTCCGGAAGCTCCAGCCGCTCCTTCATGCGGGCGATGTCGACATAGAGGCTCGCGATCTCGGTCATCTCGCCCTTCTGACGGATCTGATTGGCGAGGGCGGCCAGATCGGAGGCAAGCGAGGCGACCCGCGGCTCGATCTGGCGGCGGAATTCCTCCAAGGTATCGGTGCGCTGGTCGAGGGCTTCGGTCGAAGCGACCGCATTGTCGGTTAGCATGGTCACCGAAACCACCTGCGTCGGGTCGAGCAGGACATGCGCGATGGCGACATGCGCGACGGGAATCGCGGGCGGCTGCGGGTCGGGGCTTTCGCTGCCCGCCGTGAAGGCGAGCACCGCATCTCGCGCGCGGGTCAGCGCCACACTGTCGGGTTCGGTCTGATTGGTTTCGACGTTGACGAGGAAGTCGCGCTCGGTGACGTCGGTGTCGTTTTCCTGGCCGAACACTGAAACCGCAACAATGCGTTTCGAGGCTGCGGCAAGGTAGGGCACCATGCTCTGGGTGAGGCTCGAACTGCGCGCGAACACCGCGCCGCCGGCCTGATAGAACCGGCCCGGAGCGACCGCGATCTCGGCCTGCGCGCTCTTGGTCACATTGAAGCCGGCATAGCGATGGCTTTTGGTGACCGCGTCATCGACGATATGCTCGAATGACGTGCGCGCGAAGGCTTGCAGGTTGTTGTGATCGGACGCGGTCTGTTCCTGATAGTCACGAAAGATGACTTGCTTTTCCACGGCCTGACTTACCTTTGGCTGGGGCGGCCGACGACAAACTGATCGATACCGGCCAGGAAAATCGTTCCCGCGATGATCTGCGCTCGCGGCGCGTAGCGGATCATGAGGCGGTCGGAGGCGCGCTTGGCTGCGATCAGCGCCCGCCGCGTATTGAGGGTGCGGTTTGGGTCATGCGGCAGCCAGAATTTCGAGCGCCGCAACAGTATGCCTTCGCCGGCGGCAAAGCTTTTACGGGTGGCGGGCATCGACACCTGGACATGAGCGGTGTGGGCCGGAAAGCCATAGCGCCCGATGCCCATGAACTGGATCGCAGGTCGTCTAAAGGTTCGACTGCCGTCGGCCACCGCAAAGCGCCAATAGATGCGCAGCGGCGCCGACGATGGCCGGAAATATCCGCAGCGTACGTAATGGCCGCTGAACACGCCGGCATCGCGGTGCCCTGCGATCTTGATCCGCTCCGGCTCCGACGTGACTGCCTCCAGATGAGGTCCGACCGGCGCCCGCCAATGGTCACGCGTCTTGGGCGCAATCGTCACAATCCGCCGCCATGCCTCTGATGGCTGAAAGAAGTAGGCGTTGAGAGCGCAGCGCACGAAAACCCGACGGCCGCCTTGCGCCTTGATATGAAGACGGAACCAGTTGCCGTAATCGCTGACCCGGGTGTCGGTTTCGGTACTGCCGACCACCCAACGGGCGCGGCGTTGGAGGCGCTTGAACGCGGTCGAGGGCACCGGGAAGGCCGCCGGAAAGAAGCTTGCGAAATGGTACCCGCCGGCATGCAGCGCGAGGCCGCGATGGCCGCGCTCGCGCATCCGCCAGGTGCGCACCTGCGGCAACCTGGACAGCCAGGCTTCGCGCTGCGCGCGCGTCAGACGCGGGCCGGAATAGACGACCTGCGGCGGTGCGATCACCGACAGCGGACGCGCATCCACATAGGGCAGGTAGGAATGGATCGCCGCCAGCGTTCCCTTTTCGCGGTGCATGCGCACCGCATTGGCAATGATGCTGCGCTTGCGCGCTACACTCCAGTCTTCTGACCACAGATCGACTGAAAAGGCATGGGCCAGCACGGCCAAGAAGGGCGGCGGACAGGTCCAAGGGTCCCAGACCTCGCGCGTCGGCGCGTCGATCGCCTCGAGCCGTGTCGAAAGCGCGGCGAGCGCCTTGTTGAACGGCGTCTCCGAGGCCGGAAGGATGTGATCGTGATAGGGGATCACGGTTCGACCTCGACCGTGATCGTGATCTCGCTACAGAACGCAGCCTGAGACGGCCCGATGGCGATGTCGTCTGCGGGCGCCGTGCGCCGTACCCGCAGCACATTGCCGACATAGGCCGCGCCTTCGATCGCGTTGGCATAAACGGTCGCGCCGATGGCATAGCGCGCCTCAGTGACCTTGCGCACCTGCTCCTCCGCCGCCGTCGCGATCATGGCCGGCGCCGGCCCGCGCGGAAGCGTGATCGTCAGCGCGACCTCGTAGAGAACGATTCCCGCCGGCGCTACGGTGACAATGTCCGTGAGCGGCTTCACATTCGGCGCATGCAGCGCTTCGCGGACGCGATCGCAGATCTCGTCCGCCGCAGGTGTCCCGTCGGGCCCGAGCAAATACACCGCAGCGCGCCCGGGGTCGCCGTGCACGCCGGGCCCCAGCACCGCAATGTCCCGCGCTTCCGGCCAGGCTTTGGCCGCATGATAGACGTAAGAATCCGCCGATCCGGCCGCCGGGACCGCGAAGGAGGTGAGGTAGCGAAGGAGCAGTGCGGTGTCGCTTTCCATCTCCGCCGGCGCGTCCGGCGTTGCCGGTTCGATCACCAGGCGCTGGACATTCGCCCGGGCGGCGA